CTAATATATCATTTGTGGTATGTCCATCAACATAATAAATCTTATAATTTGAGTTTATTGATTTAATTTTTTGAATTAGATCATTTAATGTTACTCTCATGTAACCATTATGGACATCTCTAATATCATCAATTAGAATAATGTGATCATTTCTCTTGTGTTTTGAAATAACATCAAGTTCAGCATATAGAGGACAAATTTGCTTTCCTAGAGCAGTATCTCCACCACTATAATGAGCATCCAACCAAAATACAATTTTGTCTGAAATATCATAAATTATATTTTGCAGTTGCTCAGATGAATCTCCATTATACAGAGATACATTAAGATTGTTTTTAAATCGTTGACATGCGTTATTAAAATGTTCTACTGATAATTCAATGGTTTTAATTTCTTTAAAACCTATATCTAGAGCTTTTTGAACAGTATCGCCAGTCCAAGTTCCAGTTTCAACAAAAACTAAATCTGCTGGATTATTACCAAACACAATTTTTTCTAATGTTTCTTTTGTTATTGACATAATTATTTTATACCTTTAAATTCGCAGTTCATCATGATCTCAACCATCATGGCTGTCAGATTGATCTCCTGATCGGCCACAAAAGCAGACTTGTATTGATACTCAGCAATGATGGTAATTGCTTGCGGAATGCTACTTGGGACTAGCATCTCCTGTAGATTGTCGTAGATCTTACGGAAGATATCTGTGCTATTATCCAGGTTCTTCACAATCCATTCACGAACAGACTTGAAGTTCTTTTGTGCCATGAAACCAATTAGCTTGGCAACATCAACATCCTTGACTTCAGAAAGAATTCCGATGTCGATCTTTCCCGATACAGAGTATCGCTGAAGTTCATTGATGATTCGCCTGAAGTCTGGGAAATGCTTGATTACAAGTTGTCTAACTGCGCCGTCAGTGTATTCAATATTTTCAGCAGTTAGAATTTTGCAAGCTCGCTTGTACATTTCAAGACCAAGCGTGGAGTTTTCTCCCGATTGAATATTGAAGTTGATCTCTGTGCAGCGAGAGTGAAGAGGTTCAATGATTCGATACTTCCAGTTACAGGTCATGATGAATCGGCAGTTGGCTGCAAATTCCTCAATGGCCCCTCGCAGAGCAGGCTGAATACTCTGAGCATTGGAGTAATCGAACTCGTCCAGAATCACTACCTTCTTAGCATCGGTCAATGATACTGTGCTAGCAAAGCCACGAATCTTTGTTCGCAGAGTATCGATAGTCCCATCCTCTGAGCAGTTAATGAGAATGTAATCACACCCAAGATCATTGCAGAGGGCCTTGGCAACGGTAGTCTTACCGCATCCAGGCTTACCAACAAACATCATGTTCTGCAATTCACCGCCCTTTACCATTTCGCTAAAGGTGGCTTTTAGTTCCTTTGGAAGAACACAATCGGATAGCGTCTGGGGTCGATACTTCTCGACCCACAGGTACTGGTCAGTTGTCATGATTAGCTCCCGCTGTTACTGCTAGATTCTAGGGCGATCCAATAGGTGAGATTTAGATTCTTTGAAGTAAACTTGCTGATAACCTTGCTTCCGATTTGGACATCGTAAGAGCCGGGGATCATCTTGAGATTTTCCATCTTTAGACGGAACTCAAAATCATCATCAAAATCGGCATCAAGGCAGTCTTCGGTGCTTCCGAGGCTGATTGAGTAGGTATTTGTGGTGCTGTCCTTGACATCACAGACCTTGGCAAACACCTCCCCGTCCTCAGCATAGATCGACATATCAGCCACCTGAAGGACTCCAGAAGCCTTCTGAAGCTCGTTCAGCTTCTTGTCCGAAAGGCTGAACTCTAGGACCACGGATGGCATCGTAAGAGCCTTTGGCGGATTGCTGGTAATCAGCTTTGGCTCACAGTAAAAGTACTTGACCGAAGATCCGGTATCGTTCGAAATTTCAAGATACTTATCGTGGAACTCTAGTTCTGGGTTTTCAAATAGCGATAGAATACCGAGGAACTGGGATAGATCCCAGATGCCGAATTCCTGGTCAAATGTCTCCTCTACCGTGGCTTCGGCCACGATATTCTTGTATGAAGACATTGTAGCAAGCTTGTTTCCGGGACGGATCAACAGATTGCTGTTGATCGTTGAGAAGTTCTTCAGAATCTGAAGAGTGGGCTTGCTGAGAGTTAGTTTAGTTGTTGTTTTCATAATATAAAATTCACCTTTCGATCAGGTATTGTCCTGCAAATAGTCGTAAAAGTCAAGGCTCCCGTCACGCAAATCATGCATTAATTTCTTCGTGGTGTGACGCAAATCACGAAGTTTTTTCTTTCTAAAGAATCTTGCGAGTTTTCTGGCCCGAATGATTTTCCAAAGTGGATGTTTTTTCATAAGATACCTACCCAAGAATACGAGTTGCCGTCGTAGATATACTCATACAACATACCATTCATTGTATTGAGCCATCTTTGACCAACAACTGGTTCGTAAGGGGAGAAAGCTCCCGTATGAATTCCGGCAGAATTCAAGAGTCTCCATCCCCTTTTTTCGCCATGCTCAGGAGAAAAGCCGCTAGTTTCAAAGGCAGCAACAAAATATTTGCCTTCTTTCTCGACAACATCTCCCTCGTCGTATACCTTGAGTGTACCGTCTGGGTTTGAAATTTTAAATTTTCCTATAAAATTCAAACTCATTAGTTCTGTACCAGTTTGCTAAAGTTGTTTTTCTTTTCTAGTGTAACCGTGTTCTTAAACTTATCGTGAAGCTGATCTGTCTTGTGGCTGATTACAAAGACATTACAACCCTTCTTCAGGCCGTTGAGCAACTTCATAAGTTCATCGGTTCCGATAGAATCCAGCGAAGAATCAAATACTTCGTCAAGGATAAGTAGGTTGCAGTGAAGACTGTTCTTCATTCTTGCAACTTCTCGCCATGCTAGGAGTAGAGAAATGTCTATTCTCATCTTTTCTCCTTCACTGAAACTCAAATATGAAAATTCGTCACGATGCCTACTTTCAATCTTTTCGTTAAATTCACCGTCAAGATTGAACTTCACAAAGAATCCCATGTTACTGAGGTTCTTATTCACTAACTTATTTATAATCGGAAGATAGTGATTTATAATTTTTCCCTTGATTCCACTATCCTTCAACAGATCCACTACAAGTTCGTGATCATTTTGTTGCTTTTCAAGAGAGATCAAAGCAGTTTCTTTTATTTTTTTCTCAACTCTCACAGATTCTAGTTCTGCTTTGGTTATGTGGATTTGATCTTCATTGACTGAATGCTTATCTGCTTCGTAGCCTGCCTTTACCTTTTCTAGGCTAGCTACTTCCCGTTCCAGAGATTTAACCTCTCTAACAAGCTCTTTGATTCTCTCTTGAACCTCTTTGCTCTTGGTTAGAATATCGTTATGCCAAGCTATTGAATTAATAATCTCTTCTGCATTGGTTCCTAGTTTGGCTAGTCTATTCTTCTTAGTTGAAACAATAGAACATTTATGAGATTCTTCAATGGCTTGCTTACAAGTTGGGCAAGTCTCATTGTTATTAAAGAATTCCAGTTCTTCATTTATGGTATTGATACTAACAGTAAGATCGGCTTTTTTTTCTCTTAAGAGAGCCAAATCTTCGTCTGTAATCTTAAATTGTTCTAGCTTTTTGCCTTCTTGAAGGATCTCTTTATTTAAAAGCTTAATCTTTCTTTTAGATCCATCAATCTCTTCAGTCGCCTCTTTGATTTTATTATCCAACACCTCAAGGCTCTTCTCCATATTGGACTGTAAATTTTTGAGATTAGTTTCATATAGTTTTATCTTTTCGTCTATAACTCTTTGGTCAAGCTTATTAATCTTAATGCTTTCCCTTATCTGTGAAAGCTTGCCCTTTAGGATCAAGTTCATTGACGAGAAGACATCAATATCTAGGATTGTTTCGATAACCTGGCGGCGATCAGCTGGGGGTAATTCCATGAAAGGAACGAACGAAGACTTACCAAGAATGATGACTTGCATGAAAGTCTTTCTGTTCATCTTGAGAATCTGATTCTCAAGCATGTCTTGGTAATCTTTGGTCTTGGCTGCTTGCTCTATCATCTCCCCGTTCTTATAGATCTCAAAGATCTTTGGGGCGAGGCCACGACGAATCATATACTCAGTCTTGTTGATCTCAAATTCTAGTTCGACTAGGCATTTACCCTTGTTTACGCTATTTACAAGTTGCGGTATGTTAATGTTTCTAAAAGGATTGCCGAAGAGGGCAAATGTAATTGCATCAAGAAACGCAAACGACTTACCGTTTCCGTTTGATCCGCTGACAAGCGTAGTCTGACTCTTATGAAAATCAATCTCAGAAAAAGTGTTTCCGAATGAGCCGAAATTCTTGAATTTAATCTTTTTGAAGTTAATCATCTATTGTAAGGGATTCTTGATAAAGATCTTTAATAATGTTCTTGATATCGTCCTTGTTCGTGATCTCAGATAGATCATCTATCTCTTTGCAGATCATCGTTATTGTATCCATATTCATATCAATATCAATAGACGAATAATTCATTTCAATTTCTTCATCCACCACAGTTACATCATATGGCTTTGCTTCGTTTAGTTTTGTCATGAACTTTTCGTAAAAGACTGGCTTGTTTCTTCTCTGAACAATCAATCTTACATACTTATCCTTAAAACTGGGAAAGTCAAGTTTCTCAAGTTCATCAGATAGAGAATCATCATAAACGATTCTATGAAACAGCTCTTCTGTGTTTTGGATAAATTCTAGATCTCTAGTCTTGGTATCAAAGACATGAAAACCTTTTCGTTCGTTGACATCTGTAAATCCCATTTGATACTGAGTGCCAAGATATTCGATATTCTTATGTCTTGATTTCAGGTGAAAATGTCCCGACATAACAGTTTCAAACTTATCGAACATTTCTCTCTGAAGTCCGCTGTCGTGATATACTCCGCGAAGAACCTCAAATCCAACTATCTCAAAGTGGCCTAATAAGATATGAGCTTTTGTGTTCTTTATGAACTCAACACAGGCATCCATATTATCTTCGCACATCCAAGGAACAGCACCAATAGAAACATCTGGATAAACAAGTTCCTTTGGCTCATTCACCACTTCAATATGAAAATACTTTTCTAGAAGTTCCTGTGGAGAATTTGTCTTATTTGTATTCCTAAAATAGGTATCATGATTGCCAATGATAATCTTCATTGACATACCCATCTTTTCCATAGGCTCAATGACCCTAGTACGAACCTGGTTTAGAGTATTAAAATTAACATACTTACGACGATCAAAAAAATCACCTAGATGAATTATATTTTCTATATTATTTTTTACACAATACGGAAAGAATTGCTTTTCGAAGAATTGGATAAAATGTTCTAACAGAACAGGAGAATCGTTCTTTGCGCCGAAATGAGTATCGTTAATTATTGCAATTTTCATTTGCGATTTTTAAGTTTCTTTTTCTTCTTTTTGATTTTCACATCTTCAAATTTAGTCACATCATTTTCTGAAAGACTAAAAATTTCTCTGAAGCTGGCCGAACTATCTTTTGCAAAATAATTTTCTTTGAACCATCGATGAAATTTTTCATCGGCATTATCTTCCATGATTTTATACTTAATATAAGACTGCTTCTTTTCCTTTTCTATGCGTCTTAGAAATGCAAAGTATATGATTTGCGTAAAATAAGAAAAAGGATTTTTTGATTTTTCTGGATCAAAATTGTGAGCATACATCAAACAATTTTCAATTCCATCCCCTACCATCTCTTCTCTATAGGGGTAATTCATGAAATTTGGTCTATAGGAAAGATGCTCTGCTATCTTTAGAAAAGATTCTGCTATGTAATTTGAAATAGGCGGCTTTTTTCTTCCAGATTCTTCAGCTGAATTATACTTCTTTTTCCATTTTATCATCTCAGCCAAAAATTCTTTATTATCCACATAGTGGGATTTTTCTTCTTCCTCCACTATAGGCACTAAATCTGGCTCTATTATGTCATCAGATTCTTCTATTTTTTTCTTTTTTCTCATTGCCAAATAATATCATAATTCCAGAAAAAATCAATTGACAAATTTAGGCTTTGTCGATACACTTCGCTGTGTAGGCGATCAACAAGGGAATTTATAACTAATTAGTTACTCTTTAGTATCATCAGATATATCATCGATATACTTACGAGGATCGTCGGGGAAGTCTTCTAAATTAATTCCCTTTCTCTTCATCTTTTCTTTTTCTTTATCAGTGAGGAATTCCATTTCAGGAATCAAAAGGTCTTCTTCCTCATCATCGCGTAAAGAACCAAACATATCAAAATCTAAAAGACCGTTTTCGATCATATCCTGAAATATATCGGGAGGAATCGAAAAGAACATTCCTACATTTGTATTTGTATTCATAAAAGGAAATGGCATTGATGGTGGTTTTGCCAAAGGATTTTTTGGTTCAGATGTCGGATTATCACCATCAATGATATCATTAAATAATGAATTTAACATATCATGGAAATTTTCAGGATTTTCCATTACTTCTTTTGTTTTCTCTTCAGCTTCTTTGAGAGATTCTTTGTATTTTTCTTCAGTCTTCAAAGATTTTTGATATAAAATGACTGTGCTTTCAGATGGCATCAAAACAGAAGCAACATGATCTCTTGGAAGATCAATATATGTTTGGTCTGTAAACTCAAGCCAATTTCTTAAAAGTGTTATTTCTCTTGTAACCCCAAAAGAATCTGGAGATATATGCGTCTTAATCACCATTGGTTTTAAGATGCTAATAGTAGAATCATTCTCCCCAGATAATAATCCGAGAACTTCTTCACCACTTCTCAGCTTAAACAATCTGCAAGTAGTTTCCATATGACTATTTATCTCCTTAAAGATCTATAGGGACTAAATTAAAAGAAAAGGATTCGCTTTCGTAAATTTTTATTCGCTCAAGAAAATGATTGAATGCATGATTTCGATATTTCTTGTGTCTTAAATCGTCAACCAAATCAAAAACCATTACACGATCTTTTGTTTCCGACATTCTCAAACCACGACCAATAGACTGAAGAACACGCACAACAGATTTTGACGGATGAAGAAATACAATGTTGTGAATGTTCTTGATATTTATGCCTGTGCTGCAAGTTCCATAAGATGCAACGAGAATAGAATTTTCTGACTTATCCACAATCTTACGAATCTCTTCTCTATCTTCAGCATCAGTCATTCCAGAAATAAAATAACACTTCTTATCTGTGCAAGTTTTTTGTATTGATTCGAAGAAAGGAAGACCGTGCTTCTGAACTTGCGAGAATAGAACTAAAGTATTTCCTTTGAGAGAAGCGCAAAGTTTCTCTGCTACTTTATTTCTTCTCTCATGTGATATGATGTAATCTATTTCTTCTTGATATGTCTTTTTCTTCATGCTATCGCATTCTTCTTTTGCATATTTCAGCTGAATGCAATTGATATCAAGATTTGAAAGAACCTTATTATCAATAAGATTCTTCGTACTGGTGACACGAATTGGTGGACCAAATAGTCCCTCAAGAACTAGTTTATGTACCTGGATATTGTCAAGTGTTCCTGTAGTCCCGATGCGAATGTGACAGTTTCTGAGCTTGTTCATCAGGCGAACAAGCGATTTGGCCTTGAATAGGTGGCATTCATCACCAATAACAGCATCGTATTCGGCAAAGAATTTTTCTGGAAGATCATAAACACTTTGCCATGTGGATATTGCTATGGGCTTTGTAGTTTCCTTGTCCTTACCAGCATAGATGATATGAATATTCTTGTCTGCATTCCAGTCTTTGCCAGAGTATTCAATAAAGTCTGAACGCATCTGGTGAACTAGACTTGTTGTAGGAACAAGTACAAGAATCTTCTTGTTCTTACTTAGAAGATATCTTAGAATCGTATAGATGATGAGAGACTTGCCGCTACCAGTCGGGGATATCAGTAGGCTACGCTTATGATCAAGAGCCATCTCCACCGCCCTCTGCTGATAGTCTCTGAGCTTGATTTGGCCAGAATCTGAGTATAGAGGTAGAGCATCAATAAAAGACTTATAATCTTCAAAAAATTCTTCCTTAAAATTTTCAAATTTACAATCGTAGTTTCGATCAAGGCAAAACTGAACGATCTTATTTCTCAGACCAGTATAGATCTTGCGAGTAAAGTAATTGAATAGGCGAATCTGACCGTCCCATACTCTTCGCTTGAAGGCTGGTGAATATTGTGAGTTTGGGACCTTAAATGTGAAGTAATCGGATATCTCTTTTGCTACTGAATTTTCGCAATGAACTTTGATGAATGTACCATCTATTTTTTCTATTTTTACTTCTTCATTGGCCATGACTAAACTTGATCCACTCAATCGCTGAACGAATATTCCATTGTCTATTTCCGACTATCTTTACCACGCCGTCCAAGTAACTGACGAGTTCTTTCTTTTCCGTGATTTGACGCTCTAGTTTGATAACATCATCATCTGCGTCAATGAACTTATCAACATCCGTTTTCAGGATATTTAGGTCAAATGGTTCCCACTTAAATTGGTCTAGTTCCTCTTTAGACAGCTTTCCTGTGTAATAGAGCCACTTGTACTTCTTCATGACGCGAAGGGTTCTCTCGTCCTCTGCAAGGGCTTCCTTGTGCTTTTTAAGGAACAGTAGATACTTGTTATGAATCTGTGGGGTGTTTACAGATTCAATGGCAAGTTCCGTGGAATCTATCTTGAGATCTTCTTGTACTTGTTGTTTTAGTTCATCAAAATTCATAATTTAAGTATACACAATAGTAAATAAAATCAACTAGTTATAGCCCCTGGATCTGGGTCAAACGAATAATAAGTGTAAGCAAATGTAACGGTGGCTTTTTGTACAGCATTGGAAGGAGCATCAGTCATAAATTTTAATCCAGATAAAGCAACTGGAAAAACTTGATGAAAGATGACTTTAATGTTGTCGTTATATGTTCCTTTTGTTAAATGCAAATAAGCATTGCTTTCCCAAGACTCAAAAGGAAGTTCATTGTTATAATTGTCGCTGTCGATATTTCCGAGATGTCTCATCCACTTATAAATTTCCAACCAATTGGTCATTTTTTCATCAACTAAAAAACTCAAAGTCAAATTTTCGAACTTGTAAGCACCGATTGGTCTTTTTACTGGTATACCAAGAGTAGTTGGTTGATCTTGAGCCTCAAGAATCAAATTTGGTAAATTTGCTTCTTGGGTGTAATATTCTACGGTTGGAATTCTTGAGAGTTCAAACCTAAAATAATTTTGACCTAGTGTCGAAATTTCTGTAAATGACATAAACTATGTAGAAAAGAAAACGGGAGCCATTTCTGGCTCCCGTTCCCGAAGTCTTAGATACTACTTATCAGTTGGTGTTGCCGTGGAGGTTGGTAACACGGAAGATGCGGTAGTACTGGTTTGCGCTCTGGGTCATGGTTTCACCGTCAGGTAGACCTGTGGTGGTGTTGACAACGAAGGGATTAGCAACCATGCCGTAGCGGGTCTTGAAGCCGATCTTGGGCTGGAAGGTATTAGGATCGACTGCACGGACCATCTGGAGTGGGACATAGGGGCAGTAGAAGAGGCCAGCGTCGTATGGGCTTGCACCACGGTAGCCGACGCAAACGAAATCTACACCAGACTGGACATAAGGATCGATGTAAACGCGCATCTTGCCGTTGAGTACGCCAGCAAAGGTGTTGCCGGTATCATCAACTTCAAGCTGGTTGTTTAGAGCGGGGCTGATGTTTAGCCATCCACCCATTGCGAGGGCTGAAGCAACATCTGACGAGCAGATGATGAAGTTACCCTTACCACGACGAGTTTCCTTGGCGATCTGGTTGGCTTCGCGTTCGATCTGGAACATGAGGCCACGGAAGCGTTCAGCTGACCAACGACCGTCTGAGTCGGTTAGGAGGTCATAAACGCCGCCACCGAAGCTGCTTGAGCTTAGGTCGGTCTGAGCTGCACCAACCTTAGCGACATGGTAGATGCCACGAACGACTTCGCGGTTGATTTCAGCAAGAATTTCAGTGCTGAGAATGTTGGCGAGTTCGGTTTCAGCATCAAGTCCGTGAACAGCCTTGAGGTCCTGAGCAAGTTCAGTGGTGTAGTCGGCCTTTAGTGCGCGAGTCTTAGCCTGGACAGCAACCTTGTCGATGGTGAAGGCCATCTCGTTGAACTGCTTGGATGAACCAAGACCTTCAGCTTCGCCTACTAGCATACCCTTGAAGTCGTTTCCGTAGAAAGAATGCTTGGTAGCACCAGTTGTACCCTGGAAGAGGCTTAGACCATAGCTATCGCTATAGCTTAGACCGTTCATGTAGCCACCGTAACCAGCAGTACCACCTGAACCACCGAATGGTACAAATGGTTCCTGGAACAATGCTTCTCTTCTTAGAGGAGTTGGAGCATTGACTGGATCGTACTTGGGACGCATTGCGAAGATGAGTCCGGTTGGAGCGGTCATGGGCTGAACGCCACAGATGTCGTAAGCAATGAGGTTTGGCATTGCGCGACGAACGAGGCTGATTAGGATTGGGTCATAACCAGCGATGTTGGTTGAGGAAGGTGTAGCGACATTGCTGATGACTCCACCGAGGGTGTTGTCTTCAGTTAGTCTCTGAGTACGGATGGCCTGCTCTTGGTTCTCAAGGAGAACAGCAGTTACCTTAGTTTTGTAAGTGTCTTCGATCTGTGGGAGGGCTTCGTGCTTTAGAACTGGTTCCCACTTTTCAGTTAGAATATCATATGGGGTTGTATCGTCAAAATTCATTTGTATCTCCTAATGTTTTATTTATAATTTTTATTTCTTTAAGTGTCTACTGATAGCTTTCTTGTAAATGTCCATGCCTTCCGAAATTAGTTCAGGCTCAGATGCGGTGTCAAGAATATCTACTTTTTGTGAGAATCTTGGCATTGAGACTGGGGCTGATTGTGGTTGGTTATTTCCATTTCCAAAATAACTTTCTTTTAGTATTTGAATCTTGCCTCTGAATTGTTCGGCATCATCAAACTCAATACCCTCAGCTAGATTAGCTAGCTTTTCGATCTGGGTTTGGGCAAGGCCCTGAGTTTCCTGAGCAAAAACAGTTACTGCGGCGGATTCAAGTAACTTCTTTCTTAGAGAGATGTTTTCGTTCATTGAAGTATTCAATGCATCTTCTTGCTCTTCGATCTTGCTGTAGAGTTCGTCTAGAACATCATACTTTTCGTTTGGAACATCAATGAAGTTGCTTTCGAAAAGCTTCTTTAGACCAAAGATGAAATTCTCAGCTAGTTCTACTTTGATTCCTCTTTCGACCTGGAGCTTATTTTCGTTAACCCATTCTTCAACGACATAAGTTAGATAATCATCTACCTTTTCGGTGAGTTCGTTTACAGTGCTTGCGAGAGCATTGGTATACTCAGCCTTGTAAGCTTCGTTGATGCGAGTAGCAATCTCATTTGATTTTTCATTTACTGCGGCAACAAAGATTGTCTTGGCCTTCTCGACAAAATCTTCTGAAAGATTTGCGTTGGCGAAGAGAGCGGCTAGATGCTCTTTTAGAGCTTCTTCTGCACCTTCATCTTCTTCTTGTTCTCCTTGTTGAGCAGCTGGCTTAACCCCAGGCATTCCAGCAGCTGGAACCTTTGGTGTTGCAATTGTGCTCATGTTGATTTGAGCTAAACCTTCGGCAGGCGGATTCTTTGTTTGAAGAATGAATCCCTTACCTTCGGCATCGAATGATGATTTACCTGAAAAGTCCATTTCTACTGATGTGTCGTTCATTTGTTAATTCTCCGTTTTTATATATGTTTAAATTTCTGTTTGACCGTACTGAATGTTTGCTTGTGGTGTTCCTCGACCCATTCTTCTCAAGTTAACAGCCACACTTCCTTTTAATGCTTGAGGGGCTAATCTATATGGAGCTAAAAGTGACTTTAGAGCAGCTTCTTTATATTCTGCTCCCAATCTACCCAATGGCCCCTGTGCTCTTTCATTTGCCAAATAGTTCTGCCATGCGCCTTGTTCTTTTGCCCAAGCAGCACCGAGATAAGATCCGGCAGCAGCTGCATCTAAAGTATCTTTGCTATAATTTTTAGCTTTAGATCCACCAGCTAGTCTTCCGAATCCTCTCTTAAGCTTTCCTAAAACATTTCCTAAAACATTTTCATTTAACATATCAAAATCAATATTTCTATTTGATTCTGATAAAAAATGAAATTGATTTGAATTTAAATTCATTTAATTTTTCTTAAGAAATCTGCAAAAAGTTTTATAGATTCTGCCTGTAGCTTTCTTGAAGGAGTCTTCTTTAAGGAATTGTGATATTCAGCAATCTGCTGTTCCTTGAGAATACCGTTGTCCCAGATCCACTCTCTACCTTCCATGATTCCATTTACGAAAGCATTTGGGGCTGAAGGATCAGCGACAATATCGATAGCGGCAAGCATGAAGTCTTCTTTGACAACATTGACCCCGCCTCTCTTCTCTAATGACCCCATTCCACGGGTTGAAACTCCGAGCTTAACACCTTCATTCATTAGATTTTTTACAATCTGTCCGCATGGGGTGTCAAGAATCTTAGCTTTCCCATAGAAATCGTTGTTATTCTCGTATAGCCAAGTTACCTTGTGTGATACGCGATCTAGATTAACTGAAGGTCCGGTTGGGTGATTTAGTTCACCGAGAGCACGGTTCTTGTTCACATACTCTGTGACATAACGCATTGCTTCTTTTACAAGAATTGGCTTTGGATAAACTCTGCCATTCTTATTCTTGGTTTCAGCTTGCATGAAAACGCCTTCGATGAAATGTTGCTTTTCACCATTGGCATTTTCGGTTAGATATGCTACTTCTTCAATTGTTTCGGTGATTAGTTTCATTTATTATCCGTTATATGATAGACGAACATCAACCCCGGTAGGAGTTTTTGCTGGAGAATTAGTTTCTGGGGCTTCTTCTTCTTCGCCTTCTTCCTCTTCACCTTCTTCTTCGCCTTCTTCCTCTTCACCTTCGGACATAGCTTTTCCTATGGCCTTTCTGCGATTTGAAAGATACTTATCGCTCTTATCTGAATCGCCATCATTATCGATGTCTTCGTCTTCTTTTCCAACAGGGTCCATTTCTTCGTTAAAGGTTTCTTTAGCGACACGGACATATTCTTCAGCAAGTCTTTGGCCAAGTTTAATGGTCAAATCTTCTGCAATTATTTTTTTTGCCTTGACAGCGTTTTCTTCTAAAATCGAATGAATGATTGATTTTGCTTTCATATTTTTTTCCTTTATTATCTATATTTTTTATTATTCTGGCTGTCCTTGTTCCTGTGCCATTTGCATTTGCATCATTTGTTCTTGCTGCTGCTTTGCAATATCTACGGCCATTTCTCTATTTAATTGCTCTATTTCCTCGTCGCTCTGCTTCAAAATGTTCTTTTTGATGTACATCGAAGAGAAATATTTTCCTATCATTGGCTCCATTTGAGCGGCCAATTCCATTCTTGCCGATAGAATTTCAGCATCTTTTAGATCTGTGAAATAAGAATCTTTATTGAAGGAGAAATTAATCGCGTAGTTTATTTCTTCCCAGTCGTTCTGGGTTATAACACCCTTAAGAACCAATTGAATTCTTAGTAGCTGCATGAAGACTTGGGCAAATTTATTTCTTAATCTTTCGATAAATTTGTAGAACTTGACCTCATCTCGCGTGATTTCAGCCGATCTTCCAAGATTGAATCCATTTTCCCCCACAAGTCTTGATGGAGGAATGTTCAAAGCGTAGTAGAGCTTTTTCTTGAAATATTCAACATCGGTCAATTCACCGAGATTCTGTCCCCCGTCTAAGGTAGAAATTTCAGTTCCTCTACCACCTTCGCGGCGAGGTAGCCAATAATCTTCAATCATGGCCATCTGATTTCTATCGTCCTTTATTTCACCAGTTGTCTGGTTATAAATGAGCTTATTGCGATACTTATTCATAAGCTCACGGACATATTGTTCAGCCTTTTGCTTTGGTAGATTGCCGACATCGATATAGAAGATACGACGCTCTGGGGCGCGGGAGATGCGATATACGACTATCGCATCTTCGATCTGCCTAAGCATGTTTAGAGGTCTAATTGCCTTGTGGAGGTAGCCAACAACTCTCTTTGAATTCATATCTACCAATCCAGAATGGCAGAATGCGATTGAGTCTGGAGAAATCTTAAGACCAGATGTGGGAGTACCAATTACAGAATTTTTATCTGTATTTGTATATACGAAATATTCTTCAACATCCTTGATAAGCGATATATTCGCTCCATCTTGCTTGCTATTCTTTGTCTTTACTTTTCTGACCTTTTTTACTTTGGTTGCATCTAATGGAATTAGCTGCTTGATTCCCTCTGATGGATTTTCGGAATCGATTGAAATATAATAATAAAGCTTTGAATCGATATACCATCTTCTAAAAATTTCATAACCTTTATCTTGGAAATCTAAAAGTTTTAGAATATTATCAAATTCAGTATAAATCTTACTCTTGATATTATCAGAAAATCCAATTTTCGATAAATCTAACTTTATTGGTTTTCTATCGTTTCCCATGACGACAGATTCATTTGTAATTTCATCGATGGCGGTATCTACTTCTGGGAATAATGCCATAGCTCTATATTGAGCCATTGATGCTTGTTCGTCTTTGAGCGAACCCATGAAGTCAATAAAAGTGCCATAAACCCCAGCACCTTCGACTGTATATGCTCCATCAAATTCTTCTGGAGTAGCAAAATTCTGAAGAGGAAGTTTATCTTCTTCTTCTTTCGATCTGACGGTAAAACCAAAAAGTTTATAAGCCATTATGTAAAATCCTTGTCAATTATATATTCCAAAATAGATCATTCAAGATCTTCATACTTAAGATATCTGAAGCACATGGTTACATCGAAAGAATTATATTGATCTCTAGCCTGCATTTCCATATCAATAGTGCTAATTGATTGTGGCCAGCATTGATAAAGTGTAGATCTTTTGATTACGCCACCATTTGCTCCAGTTTCATTTAAATTTAACTGTTCTACTACAATAGTACTGGTTTCACTAGTATCTCCAGTATTAAGATCGTGTGCATTTATTCTATTGCTCCAATCATGGAAAGCATTCCATATGTCTGTATAGTTACCAAATGCTGTGGGGACATCATCTAAAACGGTCATGGTCCAAACATTAAAACCATCTGCGCTATAAAGTCTATCTCCTGGATATAGAATTTTTCTTCCCTGATAATCAATTGGATTAGTCGTTAAAATTGATGCGGGCATAGCAGCTGCTTGGATATGAAAATCGGTAATAAGAGTCTGAAGATCTTCAGGCCCGTCAATCATTTTTACCCGAAATCTGTTTTTTCTAGTACCGCCATTAAAATTATTGATAAAATTTTGTATTGACATTTTATATCTCTTTTATCCTACTTCAATGAAGTTATAATTAAGTCTTACGGCAAAAGAATTGAATCCTGTGTCAGCCATATTAAATTGCAAAGGACTAATAAAACCCGGCCAACAAGATTTTAGTGTAATTTGTTTAATTGTATCTCCGCTTAAAGTTAGTTGTTTTATAGACCAAGAACTATTTTGAATAGCAGCTCCAGCCGCACTCCCGGCGAACCAGCTATCGTCATCATCATATGCATGTTCGTTTGTTTGATGGTTGTTTATTAATTCGCTCCACCCCTGAAATGCTTGATATAGACCAGAACCTCTATCATCAAGAACTAAAACATCCCAAGGCTCATAAATTCTATCTCCAACATAAGGAATTAATCTTCCTCTATATGGAAAATTTACAATGCCGAGTGTGGAATTTGGAAGTGATGCCGATAGAACATGGTATTTTAATTTAGTCTCATCTCCACCTGCACCAGTTGGAAAAGTACCAGTTACTTCGAAACGATTTTTTCTCGTACCGCCTCTAAATCCCGTAATGAAATTTGATATGCTATTCGGCATAGAATTACCTCAATTTTCTTTTATTATGTAGTAAAACTGAGATTTATTACTGATGGACTTTCAATTGGTTTAAATGATATGTCAACGATCAATCTATTTTCTGCTATCGTAGCTTCCGTATTATTGATATCATTACAGATAACATTATAAGAATCTATTCCACCGTTTCTTTTTATGTTTTCTAGTAAATTATTTAAATTTCTAGTTATCAATTCTCTATTTTCTGGAGAATTTAATTCAAATCTAAATCGATTTATGATCGATTTGCTGTTTCTGGCAATATAAGAATACAGATTCGAATAACTAAATGTCTGTTTAACAGTATTGTCCGAAGAAGTAATTCCAGAAAAATCTGTAGCTAAAAAGTATTCTTTTCCAGAAGGACCAGCGATTTTAAGAATGCAATTTATTCCTCTGGTCTGTGCAGTGTATAGCTTGGACGGAGATGTAAATGTGATATCTACAGGTGTCTGGGGGATTATGCTTTCTGAAAATCTTATATTTGGTAAATTTATTTTACTGAATATTTGATTTAGAACTTTACCGTTGATAAAACCTCCTGCCGTATACCAAGGATAAACGGAATAACTTCTTGCCATCATTCCTGCCGCATCACTGATAAGAGGCACTAAAACATATGGAGAATTTGAAAATTCGGTATCGTCTGATATGTTATTATCACCATAATATCTTTTAAGACGCTTTACGCCACAAACGGTAAATGCCAGCTGATTAAAATCAGCATCGTTTAACTCTGTTCGTAAATAAAAATCATCAAATTGATAATTCAAATCTGTAGAATTATTAGAAACATATAAATTTTCTATGGCTCTAAATGAGTTTTGATTTAAAGAAGCATTCAATAAAATTGGAATATTTTTTATTTTAATCTCAGAAATCAATTCTGAAGAAATTGTTGTTTTTAATGGATCATAAACAAGATAATCCAAATCGTATTTTCCTAAAACATCAAATGCATTATTTTCTGTTGATGCATTTATTAAGTAAATATTATAGTTATAATGAAGTGCATCTAAAATAAAATTAAAATAAAAATCTATTTTTCTTACATCAGTTTTGGTAGATGTTGTTGATGTATTATTTAATTCTTTTAAAAATAAATCAGAATCTGTTATAGATGCGCTTATTTGAGTATAATCCGCATTGTTTATCAATTGCGTAAAATCGCTTACTGATTCCAACAGTTTATGGGTTTGTGTTATTCCTAAAACATTAAATAAAAGAGAATCGTAGATGAGAAATCCTCCATCTACGACTTTCTTCGAATCTATTTGTTTTATCGAATATGTAAAGGACATTAAGCTTGTGTTAGAACATATCTGAATGTTATAGATTCAATTGTGTAATACGGAACGAACGAAATATCAATTACCAATTGTTTACTGTTAATTACAGTTTCTGTATTGTTTGTTTCGTTGCATGTAACGGTATATGTCTTGATTCCGTTCTTATTAAGAATTCTTTCTAAGAAGCTAGAAACTGAATTTGTCAAAGCAGTTCTTGTGGAAGAATTATTAATTTCAAATAGTACGCCCTGTAGCAATGGCTTAATTCCTCGTTTAATGTGAAGAATTAGTCTAGAAATGCCAATGTGCATTCTATAGGAATCTACCTTTTCAAGGCTAGAATCGCCCATCAAGAAGACTCTATCTGGGTATCCATATATTCCACTAACACTGTTAATTCCATATGAATCACTCAAAGTGCTTGCGTTTGTTTCACTGAGTTTTGGTTCGTAATTAGTAAAGTTTAAAACTTCACCCTTTCTAATTCCTGCTGGAGGAGTCCAAGGACCATAAGCATTATCAACGATTGCCATCAACCCAGCAACATCGGATGTCATTAAAAGGTTGATTGTGCCAGTTGCTCCATAGATTCTTTCTCTGGTCTTTCTGCCAATTATGCTGAAGAAATTCTCATCGATTGAGGTAGCTCCGCTAATTCCAGTAATTCCGTACATGGAATATATGGCCATTGATGTAGTGGGATAAGCTGAAGAAACGCCATTGTGGTATTCTGCTGAGGAGCCGACAATACCGACACAATCTTGTCTTAGTGAAATTAGAGAAATAACATCGTTAAATTTTGCATTATCTTCGCAGAATGCGCTATCGATTGAAAGATTTGTGTTATTTAGAGCACTTGCTCCGGTTGCAGCGACAAGAATGCCACCATACTGGAGGTAATTTAAAGCTGAATGTAATTCTCTGTCGTGTACTGTGCCACCGCTAAACCCTGCGCCAGTTGCAAATCCAGAGCAAACTCCGCTGAGAACGGTGATGTCAAATACGGAAAGAAGCTCATTTGGGTTATTGAATACTTTGTATCCCAATTGCGTAGCATCAGCCTGCGTCATTTTATTGTATAGCGAATAACCACAAATAAAAGCTGATAAGTGAGATGACGCTTCTGCTTCGATTCCTGCTATGATTGGTGTTGAGTTTTCGTAAATATTAATTGATGGCATATTTTTTTATTCCTCGGTAAACCAAAGAGAATTGTCTTCCTTAAATACCTTTTCAGAATCAAATTCACGGGAACCCATAAAAAAGGTTGTATTCTCTTCCTCTTCTTTCTCTGTGGTATTTATAATTTTTTTCTTTTGTATATCGATGATCTCTTCGAAGTAACCCTGGCGCGTTAGCCATCCAAAAAGAACCAAACACATAACCAAATCGTCTGTATAACCATCATCGGCGCAAAATGTCTGATGTTTCGAAACAAATGTCATCAATTCCTGAATGATATCAAAATCTCTGACTAAGAGTCTGTCTTGCTCAATCAAATTTTTTAGAACTGCACACCCTAGTTTTTTGACCGCAGAGCTGGTTCTTACGCCTCTTTGTTTTGTTCCGCGCCCGAATCCAAGAGTTACTTTTTGTCCTGCACGGCCCATCATCTGAGTCTGAATGATATTTTCATATTCATAATCTTCGTGCATGGCATCGGCAATCTGACCTCCGATGTCATTTACTTCAATAAGTAAGTGTGCGTTATTATATTTTATTGCCAGATTGTAAAGTTCCGGCGGAACATCAAACGGGGATATAAGATTATTTCTATACCTTGCCACGACCTTATGAGGCTTTTCGGTGGAATCGACCACCACCATAGCCGTATAGTCTCTTCCTTGACCTCTGGCGACATCGACCATGATGAAGTATGCATGGCCCTCTACTGGCTCGTCGTAGATGTAAAGACCTCCTGGCTCCTTGGCTATCGGTTTATCAAACTGAAGCAAATTTAGTTTGCTGGCACTGATGAGGGTGTTTGATGAACCAAGGAACGAACATTCGAATTCCTGCTCAAACTGCTGTTCGCTGGTCTGGGCAATCATCTGCTGCTTCCACTGCTCGTCGCGTAGAGGCCCACCAGAGTACTTAGGAACCTGTCTCCAAGACACCTCTATGGGTATGTACTCGTTCTTGCCCTCCTCGCCCTGCTTCCTTGTGGCCCCCTTCCAGAAGGAATAGAACATGTTGAGTCCATTTGGGGTAGATACCATGAATACCTTCGTGGTCTGACCGGAGGTAATCGTGGGGTAAACAGAGCTAAAGAACTCTTCTGCTATGTTTTGAGAGACATGGGCAAATTCGTCCAAGAAGATGAGGTTGAACGATCCACCACGAACTGCTGATGAGGATGTGGCCGATGCCATGACCTTTGAGCCATTCTCAAGCTGAATGGATGTCTTATTCCATTCGATGATGCCCTGCTGAAGCCATTTGGGAAGATATTCATAGGCCAGACGAAGACGGCCAAGAATTTCTCTAGCCGTATTCATCTTGTTGGCCAGAATACCAACGCTCATGCTCTGGTTGAAAAGAATGTAGTGGAGAATGAATGCAACAATCGTTGTGCTCTTACCAGACTGACGAGGCAGTTTGGCAATGATATAACGATTGTTATGCATTTTATTAATCATGTCCTCTTGGTAATCATATAACTCAAAAGGAACAAGGCCCTTATCAAGAGAGACTACCTTGACATATTTCTTAATAAAATAAATGGGATCTTGAGAGCAACGAACATATTCCCGAATCTGCTCTTCGGTGAAGTCGATCTTTACTCCAGCTTCTTTTAGATTTGGATTACCTAAGTAACCCTTAAATTTCCTTGACATCCTCTACCACCTTCGCATCAATCATTTCTATAGATTTGTTCTTACTTCTTTCAGGATTGATTAAATCCTGTAGATCACTAGTGGAGCCTATGAAGAATGAATTATTATTTGTTGTTTTTATAGTGGTCTTATTTGCTTCGTTCTTTATCTTCTCAAGATCTATAAGATCTTTGTTGATCTCTGACATGGTTTTCAGCATTTGAGTTACTACTTCATATGCTCTGGGAGAATCGCCTTCAGTCGCAACCTTCATAATCCCTTCAAGAGCAATTTTTGATTTGTTTATTATGTCATATAGATTTTCTCTGGCATATTCATAATCGTTTTCAGACGATTTCTGAATTTGATTGTTAGCTGTGTTGCCAGTAGATTCTATTTCAAAAAAATCATTTAATTTGTTTATTGACATGCTGTAGTACAATCCATAATAACTCTAAAATCCTTTTGTGCAACGGTTGTTCCGTTTTGGATTTTCAAAACTAATTTTCTCAAAGAACCATCATTAATTCCACAAATATTTAGTTCGGTACAAATACTAGAAATCATATTTGTAATTTGTCCGCTAGTTAGAGACAATGTTCCTGCTGGAATTATTTGTGTATAAAGCAATCTGTTGGTAATTGTGAATACACTTACAGTTGTATTAAGATCAAAAACACTAGTTTCAGTCCAACTAAGATTGGAAGCAAAACCAGATTTTCCTATTGGTAGATAGTAAGGATTAACACCAAAGGCAGAACTAATTAGTATTTCTGTTGTCGGAACTGGATCTACATCAAGATCAGGATCAAGAGTAGTATCGTCTATGACATCTTCGATGACAATGGTTGGTTTTACTTCACCAAAAACATAAGAAGATGCAATGAATGACATTACGCCAATCATCATTCTTCTTGACTGCAAAGACCCTTCGTAATCGTCAATTATTTTAAATTCTCTATAAGCAATAGGGACATTTACATTCTTAAATATTTTATTAAAATTCATCCTTATATTGAATTCTGGATTAAAAAAAGGAAGAACTTGTTCCAGTACTTGTAATAACTCATTTAAACTTCTTGAGTAAAAATACAAATTAAAAACTACGCTTATTGGAGTTTCCGAGAATGTTTTATAACTCTCAGAAATGCTCCCGTCCGATGCGGTTATTATTTCTGAGGTAGTTGTTAATTTATTGCGTTTTCTTCCGAAGTCATAAGCAATATTTGCAACCTCAAAGCTGAGATAGGGTATATTTATTTGCGTTTTGACATTATCGGTAATTGAAGAATTTGATTCTAATCTTCTTAAAAACTTTTCCTTTGATGAAAAAGTGATAGGAACTTTTACATTTTCTGTAATTCCTGTCGTATCATTTTTTCTAGAAACATAGATCTCATCAAATAATGAACCGAAAGCAATAACTAATTTTCTTATCGATTGGTTGTCGTATGAATTAAACATTAGTAATTGCCCTCAGAGAATGGGTCGGTTTCGCTAAAATTGATTATAGGAGTATCTATTCTGCTTCCACTTCCAGTGAATCCTCTCTGATAATCCAATGGCTGTATTTCGCCAGCAAGATCGTCCAATACAGGATTGATTGTAACGATATCGTTGGTAGAAGATATTGAAAGAATTCTGAATGTAGATCCAGAGACTGAACTTGTAAGTACCGTTGGTCCAGAGAAGGTAACTCCATCTATAGAACCCAGCTTGGCAGCCATTACAGAGCCAGATATACCGTAATCAAGCATACGGAAGTATGATGTTGTTCCTGCCACAGATCCAGGAACATAATACTGTTCGCCGCGAACGGCTTGATTGTATGCAGCTGTAAATCCTGAGAATGTTGAGCCTATGATGAAATTGTAGATTTCTTGCTTGGTATCTGCCAAAGAATCCATGTCTGTATTGCCAGTTTCGAATTGTTCTGCCGAATACACGAAGGTTTCGCAATTTAAAGTGAACACATAATTCTTGTCCAACTGATAGAATGGCAATTCGTGCTCTACGAAATTTATCTCAAATAAAGTCTTGCTGAGAGGAAAAAATATAAGATCCCCTTCTCTGGGTCTTATGATTGTAGAATTTTTAGTTGTAATTTCGTTAGTGAATCTTTTCTTACTAACGACTAAATTAATTCTATCCTTTACTTCTAGGCCAAATTTAGTTATTACATCCGTCCCTTCGAATCCAGAAGCAGAAGCAATATACATTTCAATTTGATATGCTTTAGTAAATTTGTTTAATTGGTCTTCTCCAAATAGCCTATCAAGATTTACATTTTCTCTGGGAATGTACCAAAGATTTTTTCCCATCATACGAATAATTTCGATGATGTTGTCTTCGACAACATTCTGCTCAGTTCCCTGGAATCTAAAATAAGGATTTAATGCCATATTATCCAGTCATCATATCTGGGGGTAATTCATATGAAGAAATTATTTGATCTTCAAGGACTGCTATTTCTTGCACAGCTTCCGCCATGATCTGACCGCCTCGTAAAGATACTCCACCGGGTAATGCAACACCATCAAACTTCGAAAGATTTGCTCCCCACTGCCTTTTGATTAGGGCAGTAAAATACTTTTTAAGCATTCTATCGTTATAGATTTCTGGATAAGTGTCGGGATCAAGATTTACATAGGCTTCAATTGAAATATAGGTCCCAGCTTTTAATGAAGACCAATCAGTTTCAATATAGAGTTTATTGGTTACTTTATTGAATCTGATGGTTCTTTCTGGATCGAACATCATTTCAATCAAACGAATATATCTTTTTGTTATATCAAAATTTGCAATCGGTGAGGAATTAACAAAACCTAAATTTGTGTTAATACCATAAACATCGTTCAAAGCTAATTGATATCTAATATCAAATAGTTCATTTGAATTTAATGTACCAAATGGCAAAACTCTTATAATTGATAAAATATCATAACCATTTGGAGTTGCGCCAGAACTACCAACAATTGGGCCTAAAGAATTTGTATTGATGTACTTATTTTGTACATCTGTATTCGTTACTTGGTAACTAAAATATGCTCGCTCAACACCATCATAATGACGCTCCGAAAAAAATTGCAAAGCATCGTCCAGCCTATCATTAGCTTGCTCATAATCTACATTAATTTCAATTACTGGAGCACCTAATTGCCTGTAGGCATATTGGATTATAGATTCTCTTGAATTTGGTTGTGCCATTGAAAATATTTATGCACAACGAAACTCTGATTATTCTGTGGGTGGAATATTTTTATTTTCTTCCATCTTTTGTTTTAGTTTTTCCATGATCTCAGCAATCTCTTTTGGAGTATCTGGCATTGTAACTTCGATTTTTTGGACAGAATTAAAGTCCATTTTTTCGATATAATGCTTCCTCGACTCTGGTTCTTGCGCTTCTTGTGGCAAACTAACAGTATAGTTAGTAAATCCTGGCATGGATAATGGGCAATTTACAGAAGGATAGTCTAGTTTACTATACTCCTCGTTTGTCCCATTTAGCCATGTATTTTTTCTATCTCCGCATCCGCAAGCACCACAAAAGAACTTACCATCAGTAGCAGAAGTCTTGAGATGAGCACATGGAGGCAATTCACCGCCGACATGCTCATTGCCAAAACAACTAAGAACTCTTAATTGCTTTACGGTCTTATCAACCTTTTTATCCTTTAATCCCCGCGAAGCAACGGCCATAGAATAACTCTGAATCATGCTCAGAGCCTTCTTTAAGGCGGGTTCTTTATTTGGTAGAGGAGAATCCGAAAACTTTTTCTTTTTACAACCACATTCCTTTTTAGGTTCACTCATAAATTATACCTCAAATAGTCAAACCATTAATATATTTTACTCCTAAAGTAGATCCTGTCAAGGTGAGCGATAATACTTTATTAAAGGTTGCGTCATTAAAACCAGACGCACCAGTAATCGAAACGCTTGTAAAGCTTAATTGATGACGATCAGCACCGCAGATAGTAACTGCTGGAGAGCCACTGGATGTATCATACAAAGTAGAATCACTTGAGCAACTGGCATAGCTTTGAGTAAAAGAAATTCCTGCGTAATATTCAGTAGATGAAACTGGATTAATAAATGCAGTTTGCCCAGCATTTAGATGGAACCATTGTTTTAATCCCGAAGGTAAAGTCAGTAAATACCATCCAGAATTAAATGTAACTGTAACACCTGTTCCACTTGAGAATGTATAGCCAACCAATTTTTGATAAGTGCCACCTAGAGGATGGGTTTTAGGAAACAGAGGCATTGCTCCTTCCCATGCAGGACCGCCACAGGTCTTTCCTAGTAGTTCTGTAAACCAATCTTTCATCATTGTCAAGGACAATGTTTGCTGAAGCATAGCATTTTCTTGAATCTCGTTGAGTTCAGAAGCTTGTAATTTAGATCCTGGCTTGAAACCTACAGAAGTGTAGTTTTTCTTGGGGTCTAAATTCTCATTATTGCTCCATGCTCTACTTGAGTATGGATAATTGCTGAGAGGAAATTGGTTATTATCTAATGGGTATGTCATGATATATCAAATATTGATGTTACTTTATATGTAGATGCCGCTGTATCGATGGTGCTGTCAGAAGCAAAAATTATTTCACACCCATCAAACTTAAATTCTGCTTTGTTCAAAGTGCTCAGATATAGTGAACCGGATGTTTTATCTGGATTTGCATAACTGAGTGTTAACCCACCAGTAAGAGATGTGGATGAATCGTAACTGGTGATTAAAATATCACTACCACTGACATTGGTTAGCTTATATGAAGAAAGAGGATTTGCTGGTTCAACATCATCAGCAGAGAAGCGTGATGCTTTAGTTCTATTTAATTTATTTGAAAAGTAATTCGATGAAGATGATACTGGATCAAAAATTAAAGACGCTTCACTCAATCCAGATACACTAGCAATAGTCGTTCTAGCACATGTTCTCTTTAAATTTGGGCTATATGCTCTATTTAATAAGGTCGAAACCTTTCTGCCATCTGGATATCTCATTCCCCTTGATATGAATACGGAATCCAACACAAATTGAGGATTAATTGTCAATGGGGTTAATTGCTGCATTTCTGTTTTGGTTATTGACATTTCGACAGCAATTTTACTAGGACGCAATAATCCATATACATTCAAATAGTCATCACCAGATTCTGGTAATAAGCCGAATTCTATATTTGCCAAACATTCGGAGAAATCTCCGTTTGGGCTTGATCCGACTACACCAGATTCGATGTTAACTGCTTCGATATAGACGCAGTTATCTACATTCAATTCGTTTTGAGTAATAACGCCTATTACCTTATAACCCAAATTAGAACCGACATATTCTGTTTTTAGATATGCCTTGAAATTTCCTATAGTCCCGTCATAAGCTAGAACTAGCTGAGGATTTTCTTTGCTAACATAGTATGTTTTAGTTGGATCGTCCCACCAAGCAGCATTTACTAATCCCCCGGATTTGAAATTAGTGCTTTGCGTTTCATAATTTGTTCTATAGATGTTGGTTGATGGATAAAAATTGATTACATCACTAAAAATTTCAAATGGTGTTACACTTGAGAGGGATTCCGCGCACGGAGTGCATCCAGCAGTACCGGAGTAATTGAAGAATCCACCACAGACACCTAAGAGAGAAGCCTTAAATACTGGCTGCAAATCTAAAAGATTACCAAAGATTCTGCATGTTACTTCGTTTGGGACGGTAAATGCCTGTACAATATCGCCTTTATTTAAACAAACTCCATTTATTTCAATTGGTACTTTGGCATAAAGACAACATGTACCAGTGCTAAGACCAGTTGATCCCCCGCCGCCTGTAGTCCCGGTAGGACTAGCCGAGTCAGCAGTTATTCCTTTAAATTCAATCATGGTATCAATACCACGAATTCTTACATAGTTGGACAAATATGCTGATGAATCTTTTGCGATCAAAATCCAGCTATATCCGTCCGGGTATTCTGTAATTACCCCGGCATCTCCCGATGGCTTGTATCTAGATCTTTCAGAACCAAATTTGCTCTGTCTATTGAATGTAGGATCTTTAACGCAGAGATACAATCCGCCATTCGTGGAATTAAAGCAAATGCTATCAGTTATATTAACAGCTGGATTGTATGGAATATACGATCTTGCTTCCCAGTCTTTTCTATCAATAACAGCAGTTATATCGTTGGGTAAAATTCGTTTACCAAAAATAGAATTATTGGCTGCTACTTTTGATAATCTATTGGTGTATTGTTCGTATCCGGCTTTTCCAACGCCGAATCCAAGATAATAATCTTCCTTAAATGCAGCTTTAATGAATTCAACCGCACTTGAAGAGTATAATTTTTCGGATTTATTTGGAGTTGTCATACAGTTTATTTATTATTAAAATCACGACACAGAAAGAGATAGGGGTTTATTTTTATTTACTGTAGATATTGTTGTAGCAAAAACTTGTGGAGAATCTGCAAGATTCAAATAAAATCCTACAGGCTTCAACATAGCAATGAAGTCATCTTGGTATTTCTCATCTATCGATGCTTGGATTTTGATGGAATATTCCTGGTAATCAGTACCATCAGTCAGAGTTTTTTCATTCATCTCTGAGGCATTTAACACGAATGTATCGTCTATACCCTTAAATAATTGGTATTCCACATCCGAAAATATAGTTTCTAGAAAATAGTCATATGAAGTTTTTGTGCCTTTATTGACTATAAATCTACTCTTATTAGAAATTAAAAATGTTCTTAATTCTTCTTCCTTAGTGGAAATAAAATCATCAAAATCAAAATCTGAGAATAAAGAAGAATATGCTGATCGTAATCCCTCTTGGTTGGAGAAAAATACGCTCTGAATATGCTCATAATTTGGATATAGATTTAAACCGTTTGTCGAGAAGTAAAAATTATAAAATTCTTGAATCAGATCAATAATTTTAACATCAGAATCTTTTTTTGCCTGATCCCGCACCCATTGAGGAAATTGATTCTCAACATAATATCTAAAATTTAGATCACTTCTAAATATTTTATTAAAATCGTATAATTCTTTTAGCTGACTAATGGCATATTCAGCCCCGACAGTCATATTCATTCCTGTCGGTCCAACTGTCTGTGATATTGTTGGATTAAAGAATAAAATCATGTTACTGAGATGTTAGAGATTTCATAAGATACTGCCATGTTTTGAATCGGAGTAATCTGGTCAGTATTTGGAGTAATTGTTAGATCAAACTCTTCTGATACTGTTACTCCATCGTAGAACAATATGAATCCGGTGGTTGGATTGAAAACTCCAACTTTAGATTTTACCGTGGTCCCATTTGATGACACTGCATCAATGTACTTGAAGCCATTTAGCTCTGGAACATTAGTTGATGTAGAAACAAATTTTACGGAACTGGTTGATAGACTAGATGTTACCAACTCTGTTGTTATGCTTGATATTGGATTATAGAAGTAAATTGCTTTACTTTCATTCAAATTAATGGTCTTAGCAACAGTAATCGTTATATTGGAATCTTTGACAATCAGGCCGGGATCGACTTCAGTTGCCAAGGTGATCAGATTTGATTTAGATATGGCATTATTGAATTTTAAAGTACCATATGCGTCTGTGATGGCTTGTTCGTATTCGTTCCTTAATTGCCCTACGCTCTTAGTGGTCTTTGAGCCATTTCTTGTGCAAGATATAGTCAGAGAGCCTACGAAGTTTTCGCTGGCCTTATATTCAACATTAAGTCCGAATACAGCCTTATTCTGTAGTAATGTGGTAATAGCTTCGACTTCATCATCACCAACATCAAATCCAATTATAGAATAGTAGATCTTTCCATAATTATTGTTGTGATTTTGGCCATCAAATACCGCTATGTTATTTGCTACATCAGTATAACTGGATAGATAGCCAGAAGCTACGATTGCAGCCTCATAATCAGATTTTGTGATTAGTCCCTGATATCCGTAATATCTAGGACCAACATATTTTAAATAATTTAAATCTGGGGTGTCGTATCCCCCGCTAGAAGTAGTAGAACTAATGAGAACAGATGGAACAGATTTTGTGTTGTTCGAAACAAACTCATCTACTACCACACCATTACCTTCTACTCCAGATGATACAACATAAGATAGCAAAACAGAATCAGCACCAGTTATACTTTTGCCTATTGCATTAATATTTTCAGTCTGTAAGTCTTTTCCAAACTTTAAATAGTAATATTTTCCCTTTTTTACTACAAAGAAAACTTGTGAATTTTCATTTGTGTCTTGTAGTGGATTATTAGTAAAATTTGTCCAATACACGGAATTGACTGAAACACGGATTGTGCGAACATCCACACTTTCATTTTCAATTTTATATTCTTGATTTTGTAAATCTACTTTAATTTTTGCTTCTTGGACAAGATTGGTCCCGGCATAAAAGGGTAGGGTTGTTGCAAAGTCTAAAGTTTTAAGTTCATCCACATAATAAAAATTTTGTAGAGAATTTGCAGTATTTCTGCCTCTTACTACAGCAAATCTATCTACTTGGGCCAAACTTGAATTAGTTTTAGTTAAAGTAACTAACGAAAGGGCCGAATTTGTATTGTTTACAGTAAATCCCACAGCCTCAAGCAATTTTGAAACCGAATCGCTTCTCTGTGCAGTCGAAATAAAGGATTCTTTATTAACAAAATGTAGATAATGCATCCAAATAAGGCTATTATAGCTAAAAAGATCTACTAGCATTTTGATGGCAGTACCATCAGTGTCTAGATCATATTGCTTTCCTACATCGGTTCCTTTGAGGTAGGTTATTAGATTTGCTTTTAGCGCATCCTTATCCAGATCTACAAGATTTATTTCATAATTCATGAAATTATTTATCTATTGTGAACTTAAATGTAGAAGACTGTAAATTTTTTGAAATAGAATCAGAAATTGTATAGCTTACATCAAAAGTAACCGTTTTTGTTGCTTGTGTTGGAGTTACGGTCAAATCTACAATTTGTTTGAGCTTATTCTTGACTCTGGATATTATAGACACATTAGTTTTAATATTTTTTGCATAATCTGTAGAAAATTTATATGCGTCAATATTATTTTTAAATTTATCATCTGAGAGTCTGGAATCCCCAATTCTTAGATTTAATAAATTTTTTACTGCCTGATTAGTGAAGGCAATTTTAGATACCTTAGCCACATCTCCCTTGGCATCAATGTATCCAAATATGTTTATGTCTTTTAGATAACTCATTTTTGAATATTTATGATTGGATCGATAAAAGTATCTCTAGTGCTAATGTTCCCTATATTTGAATTTGTATAAGCCCTCATTAAAGTTAGTGTTGTTTCTTGATGCCTATCTTTGAATATTTTATGATTGATTGCCATTACTATCCAATCACCATTTAATTTTCCTGGTTCTCCCCCAGAATATTGATTGGGAATATCATTAATATAGACTTTATATCCTGGTCTTACATTGAATGTACCATCAATCGTAACTTGAATTTTACTAGCGTTCATTAACGCTAAAAAAGCTCTTCTGGCTAATTGTACTTCAAGAGGAGTATTCCAGAATGTACTATTTTTTAATGCAGCGGTAAGCAGTTTTGGGTAATCCTTTCCGAAAAAAGGACAATCGCAGCTAAATGGTGCATTTGGTTCTGAATAGTAGCACCCTAAAAAAGTTTCTCCCAATCTCTGATCAATTTTATCGCACATTTTCGTATCAGAAAATGCACAAGTCAATTCACATTCTTCCGGTTCAGAATCTTCTTCATAAATGGGAAGACCGCTATCCATATCTGAAGCTATAGAAGGTTTTGATGGTCTTAATTTTGCAACCATCTCATTTAAATCTGAATTTTGCGTATAGCCAGGAAAAAATTTTTCCAAACACTCATCAGTATTTCTTGGAAATGATCCGTATATGGCCAAGGGATTAGCGCACATATAATCTTTAGGTTCAATATGATCTTCATCTATAAAGTTTATATGAACCTGAGTGGTTGCTATATTTTTATTCAAAAATACATTTTTTGACATCGTTATTTCCTTATCCCTCTAAACATTCTTCGCACTGACCTTCTATCGCATTTTGAGCATCAAAAACATACATCACTGGTGTTGCATTCATATCTGCCTGCGACAAACTCAAACCTTTAAGAGTTTTTAATGGTATTTGATACATTCTTACCACTTGACCATGATATTGATGTTTGCATGGATCATCATATGAAGGCATATAACCAATAGGGATTAGTTTATTTCCTTCTGGGAATGTCTGGGAATCCATGTTTATACCCGGCCCGACATACTTTCTTCTTAGTCCGGTTTCGCTCAATTCATAATTTGTCAATTCATTTACATTGAATGCGGGGAAATAAGGGTCTACAGCTACTTTAACAAAAGTTGACCCTGCTGGATAAAATGCTGTGAATCCTGCATTTATACCAGCATATCCACCGGATCTTGCTCCGTTAGGTATAAAGATATTAAAAAATGGATGTGAATTAGAAAAAGTAATCCCCGTTACACTAGTACCATTTGGCAAGTTTTCTGGTTCTCCGCATGTGCAGCCATAAACTCCACCAGATACACCAAATTCGGGATACACGAAAACTGGTTCAGAACCAGATATGCCCTCGTATTCCTTGGGCATGAATTCAACTTCTTTCCAAGCATACTTAAAGGCTTTAGATTTTGTTGGTTCTGGATCTATTAGTATTTGGTCGCTTCCGTCTGCTGCGGTTGCTCCTAAAATTACTGCATAGAAAGCTTCGTGACCATTGGCCATGCAACAAACAACATACTTAAAAACATTCCATCTTTCTTTTAGCTCTCTTAAAGTATAATATTCATTTCTGGCTTCATTTATGTCTTTTCTTATTTGTATAAATTGTTTTACAAAATTAAGATTGGCTTGATACGAATTTCCTTTGGGATTGGTTTCAGTTATTTCTGATTCAATCTGTAATGTGACACCAACAACAGGATTGAGTTCTTCTATATCAAACATGTTTTGCCAAAGAGTAGATGCAACTCTGTTGGTGCTTTGATATTTCATTGTTATACCCTGTTCGGTATAGATGCTATAGGATGGCTCCAATAACGAATCATTAAAATAAGACTCGTCAAAATATCCCCATTGACCATCATCATAGAATCTTTTAGGGGCAATACTAATAGAAGTTATTCCAGCAACATTTAGAATAATATCTGTTTCTATATTTTTAGTTATATCTGTGCTAGTGGGATCTACAGATCCCCTTATTCCTAAATCTGCGGCAGCTATGCCAAATAATCTTCCACCCTTTTTAAAATTTAGTCCCAATCCATATGTGACTGCATATTTCGTATATCCCTTAGACACATCAGAATGGGTAAAATACGGATTACTAAAATCTGGATCTACTCTTTCGTAATAAGATGAAAATGCACCATTGTTTTCCAATTCCATAAACGAAAGATTTGGCATGGCACTTATTGAGTTAATTTTTATAAAACCATCATTGCTAATAGCATCTATAAGACCAGTCTTTAAAGATAGAGATGGTTGCAATCCAACCATAGTAGAGTAACTAATAAAGTTAAAAGAATGTAGATCTTTCCAGCAGAAAAAATTAGGAGAATTGGTAGAATCTACTGCATTTGAAGAAAGATAATTTAGTAGAGTTAAAACATTTTCAAACTCGACTTTTCTTCCGCTTGGATAAATTTGTTGTTTTTCTTTTAACCAAGCATAATTTTTAGATGCATCAATATAATATGGCAATATAGAAGGAGAACCATCTATCTGAGATCCGATAGAAGAGAATTTCTTAATAGCTTCGTTAGCCCATCCTTTTTCTCCCGAAGATTCTTCATCATAATTTTCTTTTGAAGAAACTAATTTAAAATCTTCTTCATAGATGAATGGTCTTCTTTCATTGTAAAAATATAGTTGGTCTATAAATTTTAATGTTACCATTCTTGGCTGATTTCTATCAGCATAATCAGTGGCATGGTTTACCTGGTATATTATGAAGAAAAAAGTTCTCGTAGTAAATGTATCTGGGTCTAATGGATTTGTGTCATTTATGGTTACGGATAATCCATCTCTTCCAGAAAAATTGAAGTTTTTTAGTATGTCTCCGGGATCTCTCAGTAATAGTGTTCCGCTAGGAACATTTTGTTCCAATCCTTCGTCAAAAGATATTTGTTCAAAGTATCCACTAGAATAATCATTATTTACCAATACCCATTGAGTATCGTTTCTACCATGAGTAATTGTAATATTTACTAAACCTTTTAGATTAGCTACTGACATTAATCATATCTCCAACGACATTCAATTGGGATTTTGTTGGGATATTTACAAAATTCTTATCACCAATAAAATCATTCAATTCAGTCATTGATATGT